CCCATCCGCACACTTACAACTTCCGCATCCCTCCAATCGGAGAGAAACCCAAGCCACTGGCTAACGGTGAGCCTAGATTATGGAATTATATCCAAGGACCTAGGTTACACCACTGTCGGACGAATAGCCGTTTTCTAACTATTCGGGTACGACCTCGGAGATTCGTCATGTTACCATAACTCATCTCACGACTGCCGTCATGTAGTCTTGCAAGCAAGACCGCATGATCGTCTGACTGATATGAAATCGGAACCGTGACTAAAGAGCGGGCGAAGTAACCTTCTACTCCGTGACGTGCTTTAACCGGCATGGCTTCATCGAAATTGACGATGAATCCTCCATCTCCATAGCCCTCAGAAATCATACATGGTTTTCTAACCATCTTGACTAAGAGGTGCCAACAAAATTTGAAGCGACGATCACAGAAGGATAAACCTTTTATGATACTGTAGCGACGAATCGAGTTGGCAGCTTTGTAGATGTCCGACTCAGTGACGATATCTTCTTTTAAGAAGATAGGCTTCACGTCCTTCCCTTCATACCAATGTGCTCCACAGCTTTCCCGAAACGGACCAGAAGAGAAACTCTTCTGCTCATTGACGGAGAAGCCATAGAACGCAAGGGTAATCTGTAGAAGGCTAACGGCTTCGACGGGAATAATAATATCATCCCCGTAGACAGATACTATGGGATTCGTCAGACGCAAATAATTGCAACATGCGCTTGACAACGCCCAGAATATCAGGCTCTCTAGCTCGAAAGTAAAACCGTTCCCCATACTGGAGAACTTTTCGTATCTAGAGACAACCCCGTTAAGGACATATGACCTCGACCTCAATATATCTAATACATTGAACCATCGAGCCGGTAGAAGAGATTCCACCGTTTTGATGGCGATTGTATCAGATGCAGCCTTTAGATCAATGGTAGCAAGGTGGCCGAATTTACTGGCCATCTTACTTAACCTTTGATTGTGAGACTGGTTATTGAGATCTATCCCAACCCTACGAAGTCTTCGACGGATCATAGAACCAATTGCCTTTTGAAACCAGAGGTTTAATCCGGGTTCAATTGCAATCGTTCGATCTGTTTTAGAATTCTTAGGGACAGTAACGACCTTACTGCTATTTTGGATCTGTTGTTTAGACAAATCCCAAGTAGGGTAGACGAGTGCGTAGAGCCCGCCCATAAGATCGTAAAGTGGACGCGTTGTTCCGTTTTCATTCCGGAACTTATTCACTGAGCTGGTATCACGTTTTGTTAGAATCGTGTTACCAGGCCCCCAGTTACCTAAAGACACCATTTCCTCTGGCTCGAATTCGCCAAGGAGTCTATCTATTTTACGAACGGCTTCATTATGAATCCATTCGGCACCTGGGTGAAAATCCAGAATGCGATAGCCTCTTCGGTTAATTAAAGCGCATGCGGATTCGGCTTCTGCGAATTTAGCTAGAGCTACATCTCGCTTATTAAACGAGGTGTTAAGAAATCTGCTCTTACTAAGATACGAAGTAGCCGCGTACGCATTCTTGAAGTCCGTAAAGTGGCAATAATCCGCCACCTTAGTTTCAAGCTGAGACAGCTGGTCATGTTCATTATTACAGAACAATAGCCATGCCGTCAGAGCTCGAGGACAGTCAAGTGCAGAGAGATAGGCCTTTATAACCTTCGTGGTTTTTGAGCTTGAAGTCATTACAATGTACTCCCTCATCAAATCTAAAGATTTAACTACATGGGCACAACAGACTCTCGACTAATTGAAACTAATCGAGAAAACTTAGACGACAAGGAACGTTAATAAACGTTATTGAAGTCTTCGACTGCGCTGGTTGTAATAGCGTTGACGATCAAGTTTGACAAAGTCGTCCAGAGTGCGGTACGATCGGCTTTAAGGCTCCTTGTAGGGAGCACGAAGTCAACCGTGGCCATAATGTCAGCCACCTTTTTCGAGGTGTCGACAGTATCCATGACGGGGATTACGAGTTTTGATTTCGTTCTCACCACCACTGAACCCGCCTTGGGCAAAGAGACACTATGCGTAATCTTCCAACGGGCGTCTAAAGACGTGGTTCCCGCTGGTTGATACGTATAAGTAGCCAAATTGCCCTCGATGGATTGGGGGACGTACGACCGAGAGGCCGTACCGTCGGACAAACTGAGTGCTGCGATAGCAGGCATGGTTATTTCCTCAACGAAGTTTTTGGATGGCTAATGCTGCTGAATTGAGTCCATGATCGAGTGAAACGGGTGACTTAAACGAGGGTAATTCGATCTCAGGAAAATCCAAAAGGATTTCTCTGGTATTAAATACCCTCGTAAAAGAAGACCTATGCCACTCAGAGTTATCGTTAGGAAACGAAAAACTCCAATCGTGAACGAGATCACCAGCACTAGCTGCTTGTGACTTAATAGACGTGACCATCGTACAAGACTCTTTTATAAAAAGGGTCCTGTAAGCGGAAACGAATTTAAGTCCTCTGAAAGCATTCATCGTATTCAGGAAGTCGCCGATTTTAATAAACCAATCGACAACAAAACTGAAAGGAATCAGCTCCCAAATAACGTTAGCTGGGTTTGTAAATCCCAACCGAGACAACTCTAAATCGAGTTTATCAGAAATGCGATAAGTGACTGAGTATTTCACTCTAATCGTTATATCGCGAGTAACTTTCGTCACCGAAAACAGTCCAAATTCATTATATGAATCGTAGGACGTTTCCAATCTGATAGTCTTTTTAGCGTGTCCATTGCGTTTCAGAGCATAAACTTTCCGAAGAAATTCAGAAAGATGCTCAGCGGCCCCTACAACGTCTGAAAGTAAGGGCTTAACGCCGTAAACATAAGCCAGACGATCATTAGCTACACCTTTTAAATTCGAAGGAATAACAGCCTTGATCGCGCCAGTGAGATTAAGCTTTTTTAAGGCTATAATCCCCTTGGCTATGCGTTTAGCAGCATCGGTTATCAATCCGAGTGTTTGCGCAATCTGACTCAGTTCGGTCGCTAGGTCGACTTTCTGATTCTTTACCGTCGCATATAATCTCGAAATCGCAATGCGATCAAGAGGTTTTATATGCTCGGATAAGGAAAGAGGATAGTCGGCTCGGTTCGCGAGAGGTCCCGATCCTAGGAGATAATCCCTAGGATCAGCAATTGGATTCCTTGAAAGACCAAAAGTCAACCATGGAATTGCCAACGGCTGGCCTTGAAAGGATTTCGATCGATGCACATCATATCGAAAGAGATCCATATCAGGGAAGTAGGGACCAGGAGAAAAAGTAATTTTGTCGTATTCTAATGAATTGTCAAATAGAGATCGTGCCATCTTCGGATTGTGCCGACTTCTAACTGAATCTTTAGTTAGACGTAGGATAATCTTCGGTTGGTAAACGGCCCTATAAAACTCTTTATCAGCTCGACGAATTACTTCGTACTCAACTTTATCTGCAACTCGGACCTCTTTATAAGAGTATCCGGGCACAGAGGGTTGAGAACCTCCAGGTTTTCTATTCATTCGCCACCTACGACGGAAATCACGAGAGTGATCCTGGGTCTTTCTCCCAGACGTCTTATCAGTACCGGATACATTCGGTACGATCTCTGAGCGAAGATTAAAATTATCTCGTTTGAAAAGATAATTTAATTGACGCATAGGAGTTGGTGGTGTAGTGAGTAGGTACGCCGTATTAAGCCCCGAAGAGCTTCGAAATTCTTTTGAATGAATAACGAAGTCAGGGGAGCCCGGATAGATGCCAGTAGGAGAATAAGAGATTGCGGACACAGCCGACGTACGATATAAAAAGTACGTGGTTATGATGCAATTCTGATCCTCTTCCTGATAAAAATCTTTATTCGGCATACACGCCCCTTACTTAACTGTAGGAGGCGAGGGAGCGAAAGCTCCCGAGTCTGTTTCTGTTACCAGATTCGGACTAGAAGAACCCGTTGTTTCAGAGGAGAGAGTAGTGATCGTCGGAATCAGAGGGATGACTTGCTTAAACTTATCGACCAAATCAGGTCGAAATGTGAAAAGCAAAACAAGCCCGATGAGTAAGACGTTCATGATTATCTCCAAAGAAATGGAC